TCAAAAGAGGATACCGCGTCGATCATCCAAAGTGGCCTTGAGTGCATTGCGGTGATTCTCGCGTGCTGGCTTATCAAAAAAGCTTTAGACATCTAACCCAACGCAACAACATGGAGCTTCAACATGAAAACTAAAATCTCGTTCAAAGATGCTGTAACTGCTCGTTCGATCAGTACCGGTCTTGCCCTCATGTCCTTCGGTGGCTTCGCAATGGCCGCAGACGAAGGCAAGGATATTCCCGGGCTGATTACCGCTGCTCTCGCAACTGTCGGTTTGATTGGTGCCGCTGTTCTCTCTGTTTACGCCTCGATCAAAATCTTCAAATTGGTTCGCGCTGCGTTGTAATCCGTCCCTTTAAAGCGCGAACTGCACTTTCCCTCGCTCTCGCGGGGGTTTTTTTTGAAAAGGATCAGCGCAACTGCGCGAAGCATGAGCGCAATGCGCTGATCCTTATTAATTCCGAGCGATCAGCATGCTTAAGCAGATACGTTTCATGGGACGGACTTTTGCGCGCAAATTACGACCTTTTTTTGCTTTTTTTCTTCTTTTTACGGCGGTTTTTTCTGCCCCTTCATTTGCTGAAAACTATTACTGGTACACCCCTCTTTCTGATCAGCACTTTAATGACGTGCCGTCTGCTTGTGCCACCTGGTCTCGTTACGTTTCCTATAACATCTACAGTCCCAGCAGTGCTGATTGTCTGTCTAAGTATGGTTATGGTGATTCTATGATCCCTGCTTTCCGTGGTGGTGATGGCTGCTCTGGTGATACCACATACAACGCTCAAACCGGTGGTTGCGAAGTTCCCAAACAGAAAGATGGCGAGCTATGTGACGACCAAGAAGGTCATTCTTCAAGCAATCCAATGATATTCAGTACTGCCGCTGGCAAGTGCGTTGCTCTTACTGAGGCCGACGACAAATCCACGTGCTCATACTTTGGCGGTAAAGGTGAGACTACCTATTCTGTTTCCGGAGTTCTCAACAGTGGCGGCGAGGCTGTGGCACCACCAACCTTTGCTGGTCAGATGGGCTGCGAGGTCGCTACCATTTCTACTTCCGATTGCACGATAAACGTTAAGGGTGCAATTACCTGTAACGTTACTGCTAAATTCACCGGCAATGTCGCCAATACTAGTCTTCCCGATGTCCGCGACAACCAGTGCGAACCCGGATCCTGTCCCCCAACCGATAAGGCAACGACTGTCGAAGACAAACCCTGTGTTATGGCAAATGGCGCTTGCACTCAGGAGACTGACAAGCAGACTACGGGCACTCAGAGCTGCGGCAGCATGAATGGCAATTATATCTGCGCTACCAGTAAACCAACTTCTGATGGCACCAAGATTGACACAACAGTTAAGAGCGAGGTTCAGGCTGACGGCTCTGTTAAGACTACTAAAACTGACGATGCCACTAAGACGACCTGCACTGATGTGAACACCTGCACCACTAAAACGTCATCCACTACGACGACTACTACAACTAACAAGGATGGTCAAACCACCTCAACTGGCAGTACTTGTAAGGGTTCGTGTGGCTCAAATGGCACGGGTCTTGAGTCTGGTGGTTCTGGTAACGGATCTGGCGATGGTGACGGAGAGGGTGACGGTACAGCCTCCACTTCCGACGATTGCAAGGTTCCGCCTCCTTGCGATGGTGATGTCTATCTCTGTTCGATACTGCGTCAAGAAGCTCTTGATTCATGTGCTGAGCGTGCGCTTCCAACTGATAAGGAAAAAGCCGATTTCCAACAATTGCTCGATAAGCAGAAACAAGCTCTCGACGCAAATCAGAAGGAAATGGACGACAAAGTCAGTTCGCTTGTAAGCCAGTTTCAGTCTTCCACAGGCAGCAGCAGTTCTGGCGGTAAGTGCTTCGAAGACAAAACTTTTACAGTTAGTGGTCACTCGTTTGTTCTTCCGTTCTCTCAGGTTTGCCCAATGCTCGAATGGTTCCGTTATGCCCTTCTTGCTGTCGCGTACTTAATCGCGCTTCGTATTGTTTCCAAGGAGATTTGAAAATGTGGGCAGTACTTTTTGCAGCACTAACTAATTTTGGAAGCTGGATACTGCCTCGTCTTCTTGCCGTAACTGGTGTTGTCGTCCTTTCCGAGACTGTTTATCAGCCTTTGCTGAGCTTTTTGCAGAACAAGATAACAACCTCGCTCAGTGGTACCGGCACCGAAGCTGCTGCTTTTCTCCAGTACGTAGGAGTTCAGCAAGCCGTTACCATCATTTTCGCTGCTATTACTTTGAAGCTTGGCATCAAGGCATCGAAGGCAGCATTTGCCAAGAAGGCGACTACCGATGCTTAGGTTAATTACTGGTTCACCAGGTGATGGCAAAACCTCCAATGAGCTTTGGGATTTCCTTCACAATCCTCTGTATCAAGGTCGCCCTAAGTATTGCACCCCTGTAAATGGCTTTGAGCCTGAGAAGCACGGTGTCGTTGCCATCGAGCACATTAGCGGCTGGCAGGATTTGCCTGATGGCTCCGTTGTCTTTTGCGACGAAGTCCAGGACTACTGCGGTACTGACCTCGGCAAGGAGCCTCCCGAGTGGGCCAAGCAGTTGGCCCGCCACCGGCACCGCGGCTTTGACTTTGTGTTCACCACACAAAGCCCCATGTTTCTTCATGCCTTCGTCCGGAAGCTCTGCAAGCCCCACGTCCACTACATTCGCCCATGGAACATGAAGGGTTACCAGTACAGCTGGGACACCGTCCAGAATGATCCTAACGCCAAGTCATCCAAGGCCATGGGCACGCGCAAATCTGTTGCACCCAATCCTGAGGTTTTCAAGCTTTACACATCGACTGTGCTGGACACGCACAAGGCCCGACCGCCATGGAAGATCATTATCGGCCTGACCCTTTTTGCTTCTATCGCACTGGTCGGCATCATCTGGGGCGGATTCCGTGTGGCCAGCATCACCAAGACAGCAGAACCCAAAGAGGTCGTCACCAAGCATCAGAACCAGGAGCCGGAACCTGTTCGAAAGACCTCTGCGTCTTTTGGTAACCCGTTACCTGCCACCGATGGTCAAGCACCTCGATGGACCAAGGAGAGCATGACTCCCACTATCGCAGGACTTCCTTACACCGCTCCGGTCTACGATGAGCTGACTGCACCTACAGATTTTCCCCGTGTGGCTGCTTGCATTCAGTCCACAGAGCGAGGTTCCTGCAACTGCTACACGCAGCAGGCTACCCCGATCGCTGTCCCTGACGGCGCTTGTGTGGTCTTTGTTAAGTACGGCACGTTTGATCCTTGGCTTAGCGGACGCAACCAGCAGCTCGCCAGTTCACCTGGTCGTCAGTCGCCTGCATCTGCACAGCCAATCCAGACCCCTACCCGGCCTCCACAGGAGTCAACCTCTTCGGCCTTTACGGTGGTTGAAGACCACAGCCGTCAGGCAACGCGTACCAAGACGCTTTAGTTAGAGGTAAAAAAGTAACGCGTTACTTAAATTAGTTCTTGCAATTTAAGTAACGCGTTACTATAATTAAATCTCACTCACGGAGACCCTGCAATGATTGATCATCAATATGGCGAATTCGAAGGTTATGAACTGGTTTTTAGCGTGCAGGTTGGTGAGGCTCGTATCTTGGAATTGCGCGTTGATGACATTTTTTCTGGTTCGATTTGGCAGCTTACCGATCCCAGCGGGCAGGTAATCCGCCGCTCTCATGTTTATCAATCCCAGGCTGAGTGCCTGCGCGATGGTCTTAATCACAATTACGATGGTTACGACAATGACTGACGCACACAAGCAGCTCCAAATTGCCGACCTCGATCTTCCTCCGAAGCGTGGCCGCCCGAAATCCGGTAACGCGTTATCAAATGCTGAAAAACAGCGTGAGTACCGTAATCGTCTGAAAGCTTCGGGGTCCGCGCTGGTCACTCTTAACCATGAAGAGCTGAGCATAATCGCCGGTCTTCTCCTCGCCGTTTCCCTCGATGAGTTATGGCGTATCGACATGGTCAAAAAGGCTCATGCCACTCAGCTAGATCCGCTCAGGGAAAAGATAACCGCCATGGGTGCGTCTGCTCTCGACAAAGCGTTCCAGGCAGTCAACCCACCTCCACGTAAAGTGAGGAAGTAATGGATTTTTACTTGATTTCGTTCATTGGTCTGGTTCTTCTGGGGCCGGCCCTTCTGTTGGCAGCTCTCTTCGCTCGCTCTGACGATGACGCTTCATCCTGATTACTCGCTTTACCGCAACGGACCAACATCCTGAGTCGGTGCGGTGGTGGGTCCCGGAGGTTCTTTACCCAAGGCTGAGTTCCCTCCGGTTTGGTCGACACGAATTTGTGTTCTAATCGCGTCAGAAAAGCAAAAAAAAACCCCTGAGAAGTGCTTGGCGGCTGCTCTCAGAGGTTTCAGAGGCCTCGGGAGGGCCTCGTGCATGGATTCTATCGCAAATGCGGTAAAAGCGACATCTGGGGGCTGTGCGGTTCCCGTACTTGGTAACACTGCGAAAAGTTCTTCACCTGAACTGGCGAAACTGTCCAAGGCCAAACGTGCTGAAAGGTACGCTGCTCTTAGCTCTGCGCGTAGTTGGCTTGGTCGCACTGCCTTTAAAATTGACCCCCAAAAGAACCCCGGTGACGTCTACCGCACGCATGATTGCCGGTTTGCACGTCGGTCGGAATTTGTCTCGGTCAACTTCGCTGCGATTCATCAAAAGGCTCATTACGGCAACTTGGCCACGTGTGGCAGCGTATGGGCTTGCCCTGTCTGCTGTCAGCTCGTCCAGCAGCGTCGCCGTCCTGAGATCACCAAGCTTATCGAGTGGGCATATGCCGGTGACAAGACGGCTTCCATGGTCACGCTTACCTTCCCCCATACCAAGTTCGACAGTCTCGGCGATCTGCTCAGCAAACAGCGCGATGCTTTCAAGCGTTTGAGGTCCGGCAAGATCTGGCAGGGGTTCAAGCAGCGTTACGGTTTTGATGGTCTTGTCAGGTCCCTCGAGTTGACTCACGGTAAAAACGGCTGGCACCCGCATACCCATGAACTCTGGGTCACAGCCCCGATTCACAAACGTGATCAAGAGGACTTCCGCTCGTTCATCCTCGATCGCTGGATCAAGGCTTGTTCGGCTTCTGGTCTCCTCGACCTGGCTGATCCCCTCCAGCTCCATGCCTTCCATCTGCACGCTGTTGATGTTCGCTTTGATGCCAAGGAGTCTGATTACCTGGCTAAACAGGATTCCGGTCGCGCTTGGGGTGTTGATCGCGAAATGGCACTTGCCAGTAGCAAAAAGGGCCGCGCTGCAGGAGTGCACCCACATGAATTTCTGGTGCGTCAGGCTACTGGTGATTACGACAGGTATATCGAGTACGTCAATGCGATGAAGGGTGCTCGGCAGCTCTACTGGTCTTCCCGTCTGAAAGCCCGGGTTGGTGTCGATGAAATCTCCGACGAACAGCTTGCAGAACGGGAGACCGAGCAGGCCGAGGTGTTGGGATTACTTACTGCCGACCAATGGCGCTACGTTCGAGGAAATGATGCTCGCGCTGAGCTTCTCGATGTTGCGGAAACTGGTGGTTGGCAGGGTATCGAGAACCTTCTCAGATCCCTTGGTTACGAATTCCTGACGAATGGCTTGGATCCATTCGGCTAGGTCAATCTTGTTTTCCGTTGCCCAATTGATCAGGGCTATCAGGTTGGTTTCCATCGTTTTTGCTCCGTTTCAGAAGGTAGTCCACAGCCTCTGAGAGCGTGATTTCGCGCTCTTTCGCCAAGGTTGATAACTGCAACCACACGTCTTTCTTTAACCCGATGTTTTTCAAGCGTTCGTCTTTCATACGTCCGTCCCGTGGCAAAGTGCCTACTTTATAGTGTTTTAGTGTTCTTGCGTTTTCGTGTTGTGGTGTTGTAGTGTTCGCTCCGTTGGGGAGCGACCCCACCTCACCCCTGAAAACCAGCGGAGTCTATTTCATGTCCCAGGCACAGCCACCTCTCTCAATTAACATCGAATTCACTGGCACCAATCGTTCTGGCGTCTCGAAGGGCGGTAAGCCCTACTGGATTCTTGGTTCATTTGCTCACCTCCCGGGTGTCAAGTACCCGCAGACCATGGACCTGTTCACCATGGAAGCTGATTCCCTTAAAGCACCTGGTACGTACCTCGTTCCCCTGATCGCTTCGATCAAGGAAGGTCGCTTGTCGTTCGAGCCGGACCTAAAGGCGGCTGTAGCAGTTCCGGTTCCGCAAAGCGGTCGCGCGGCTTAATTCCGTGGTCGTCGTAGACCGGGTGGTGTGCAACTTCTGTTTCGACTTGATCGGCCAGTTGTATAACCGGTCTGCGCAGGCTCCTGATCTGATCGAGGATCTTGGCTTGGCTCCGCACTTCGTAGTCTGCCCCGATTGCTACGAAGCCTCCGAAGTAGTCCACGCTCTTTCTCCGGAGGCATCCCAAGGTGGCGACGTACTTTGTTTGTCAAGGTGACGCTACTGTCACCAGCAACACCGTTCAGTGCTCCTCGGTTATTTCAACTGTAGACGCTGAACCGCATGAACCTCTTCTTTCAAAAGAGGATACCGCGTCGATCATCCAAAGTGGCCTTGAGTGCATTGCGGTGATTCTCGCGTGCTGGCTTATCAAAAAAGCTTTAGACATCTAACCCAACGCAACAACATGGAGCTTCAACATGA